CTTTGGAAATGGGCCAGACCTTTTCCAAAGACTTTCTCGCGCCCATGATACGGGACACGCCGGTGCTGGCGAAGCTGGTAGATACAAAATCCCGATACTCTGGCAACACCATCATGAAGAAGAACTTTCCGGGCGGCCATGTGACCATCATCGGGGCCAACTCCCCGGCCAGCCTTGCAAGCCGCCCTATCAAGGTGCTGCTGTGCGACGAGGTGGACCGCTACCCGGAGAGCGCCGGGACGGAGGGTGACCCGCTGCTGCTGGCACAGAAGCGGCAGACCACCTTCTGGGACAAAAAGACCGTGATCGTCTCCACGCCCACCATCAAGGGCCACAGCCGCATCGAGACGGAGTACATGGAGACCACCCGGGAGGAGTGGACGGTGCCATGCCCAGGGTGCGGCCATTACCAGCCCCTGGCGTGGTCCGGGGTGAAGTTCGACAGGGACGACCTGACCAAGCCCGTCCTGTACGAGTGCGAGCGGTGCGGGGAGGTCTTTGGGGAGTACGAGTGGAAGGCCCAGGGCATCCACGGGAAATATCGGGCGGAGAACCCAGGAGCTGCGGCGCGGGGGTTCCACCTGAACACCCTGGCCTCCAACTTCTGCGGGTGGAGCGAGGTCGTAGAAAAGTTCCTGCTGGCGCGGGAGCTGCAAAAGCAGGGCGACCCGGAGAAGATGAAAACCTGGGTCAACACGGAGCTGGGGCAGACCTGGGAGGAGCCGGGGGACCGGGTGGACGACGAGGCGCTGTACAAGCGCCGGGAGATCTACGGCGCGGATGTGCCGGAGGGCGTACTGGTCCTTACCTGCGGCGTGGACGTCCAGGCGGACCGCATCGAGGCGGAAGTGGTGGGCTGGGGCGTCGGGAAAGAGTCCTGGGGCATCCGCTACCAGAAGCTCATGGGCGACACCCTGGAGCCACAGGTGTGGGCGGACCTGGACACCTTCCTGCAAACACCCTTCCGCAAGGCGGACGGGACGGTGCTTCGGGTGGCGGCCTGCTGTGTGGACAGCGGCTACCGCTCAAACCAGGTCTACATCTTCACCGTGGACAAGTTCGACCGCCACGTGTTCGCCATTAAGGGCAAGGGCGGTCAGGGCGTGCCGTACATCCGCAACCCGTCCAAGGACAACCGAGTGAAGACGCCGCTGTTCACCATCGGCGTAGACGCGGGCAAGGATGTGATCTACCAGCGCCTCCAGGTGGTGGCGAAAGGGGCCAACTACTGCCACTTCCCCGCCGACGAGGGCGCGGGCTATGACGAGACCTACTTTAAGGGCCTGGCCAGCGAAATGAAGATCACCCGCTTCTCCAAGGGCAAGATGACTGTCTCCTGGGTGCTGCGGGACAAGGGCTATAAGCGCAACGAACCGTTGGACCTGCGAAATTATGCCACGGCGGCGCTGGAGATCGCAAACCCGCCACTGGTCAAACCGGATCAGGCCCAGACGGCACAGCACCGCAGACAGGGCCGACGGGTCATCAACGGAGGTATCTAAATGGCTATTTTCCCGAAAGAGCTTTGCAAGGCGAAACTGCAAACCTGGCTTGACGCGGAGGAGGCAGTAGCCACCGGGCAGAGCTACCAGATCGGCACCCGCGCACTGACGCGGGCGGACTTGAATCAGATCCGGGAGCAGATGGAATACTGGGCCGGGAAGCTGGCCGAGGCCGAGGCAGAGGACAAGTACGGGGGACGGAACCGGGCCTATCACTTTGTACCGAGGGACCTGTAGGGGGATAGACGATGGCGAAACAGAGCTTTTTGGACAAGTGCATTGCCGCCGTCTCCCCGGTGCGGGCTGTGAAGCGGGCGGCGGCGCGGGAGGCGCTGGCGGTCGTGAACAGCGGATACGGCAACTACGGCGCCAACACCACCAAGAAAACCATGCGGGGGTGGATGTACCACGGAGGCAGCGCCAAGGAGGACATCGAGGACAACCTGAGCGTGCTGCGGCAGAGGAGCCGGGACGCCTATATGGGTGTACCCATCGCCACCGCCGCGCTGAAGACCCTGCGGACCAATGTGGTGGCCGGGGGGCTGATGCCGTCGCCCCAGATCGACGGGGAATTTCTCAAACTGAGCCCGGAGCAGGTGGAGGTGCTACAGGCCCAGATCCTGCGGGAGTTCGCCCTTTGGGCGGACACGCCCACCTGCGACGCAGACCGGGTGGACAATTTCTACAAGCTCCAGCAGCTGGCCTTTCTGGGCTATCTGATGAACGGAGACAGCTTCGCCCTGCTGCCCATGCGGGAGCAGCCGGGGCAGCCATACAGCCTGCGCTTGCGGATCATTGAGGCGGACCGGGTGTGCTCGCCGGATCAACTCGACCGGCTTGTTCCGTGCCAGGTCCAGGGGAGGCGGGTCTATCAGATCGTCCAGGGGATCGAGACGGACGAGGACGGGATGGTGACGGCCTACTGGATCTGCAATCGGCACCCGCTGGCAAGCCTGGCCAATCAGCCGGGGGCGCTGGAGTGGACGCGGGTGGAGGCCTATGACTCCACCGGGCGGCCCAACGTGCTGCACATGATGAACCGGGAGCGAGCGGGACAGCGCCGGGGCGTGCCTATTCTGGCGCCGGTGCTGGAGGCCCTGAAGCAGCTGGGGCGGTACACGGACGCGGAGATCACCGCCGCCGTGATCTCCGCCATGTTCACGGTGTTTATCAAGAGCGCCACGGTCCAGGACGGGAAGCCCATCGGGGAGATGATCCCGCCGGATCAGCTGATCGACAGCCAGGACCAGAGCAGCATTGAGCTGGCCCCCGGCGCGGTGGTGGCCCTGAACCCAGGCGAGGAAGTGGACTTCGCCGACCCCAAGCACCCGAACAGCGGGTTTGACGCCTTCTTCCACACCATGGTCAAGGAGGTAGGCGCGGCGCTGGAGATCCCGTCGGAGGTGATCTTGAAGCAGTTCACCAACAATTTCAGCGCGGCCAGGGGATCGCTCAACGAGTTCTGGCGGACCTGCGGGATGCAGAGGGATTGGTTTTCGGACGGCTTCTGTCAGCCGGTATACGAGGCGTGGTTTGCGGAGGCGGTGGCACGGGGGCGGATCAACGCGCCGGGGTTCTTTACAGACCCGGCCATTCGCAAGGCGTACACAGACTGCAAGTGGAACGGCCCGGCCCGCACAGCCCTGAACCCGTCCCAGGAGGTAGAGGCCGCAGTGAAGCGGGTGGACGCAGGATTCTCCACGGCGGAGGAGGAGACCGCACAGCTGACCGGCGGGGACTACAACCGAAACATCCGCAAGCGGGTCATTGAGGCCACACGCATGAGCGAAGTAAACAAGATCAGAGGGACGGAGGAGACGGATTCCCACGCCAGTGTGCGCACTGGCTCGGAATGACCCTGCGGGGGATTCCGGGTCATTGCGAGGAGCGCAGCGACGTGGCAATCCGTTCCGAAGAAGAAGGAGGAAATCATGCCTAAGAAATTCTGGCAGTTCCGTAACGCTGCCGATGGCGGCGCGGAGCTGCTTCTTTATGGAGATATTGCCAACGAAAAGAGCTGGTTTGGGGACGAGGTGACCCCCAAGGAGTTTGCCAATGAGTTGGCAAAGTGGGGGGAGACGGACGAGATCACCGTGCGGATCAACAGCGGCGGCGGGGATGTGTTCGCCGCCCAGGCCATCGGAAACATCCTGGAGGCCCACAAGGGGACCGTGACTGCGACCATCGACGGGGTATGCGCCAGCGCCGCCACCATCGTGGCCTGCCACTGCGACAAGGTGGTGGCGGCCAACGACAGTACCTACATGATTCACCCGGTGCGCATGGGGATGTACGGCTATGTGGACGCCGCAACGCTCCAGCAGTGTTTGGACGCCATCGCAACCATCCGGGAGAACATCGTCAGCCTCTACGCCAAAAAGACGGGCCGGGAGAAGGACGAGGTGGCCGGGTGGATGGACGCCACATCCTGGTGGACCGGGGCGCAGGCGAAAGAGAACGGCTTTGTGGATGAACTGACGGACGATACGGAGGGCGCGGTCACGGTGGAGAACCGGGACGGCGTCCTATTTGTAAACGCCGTCAACATGGGCCTCCAGTTTTCGGAGGTCCCGGACTTTGTGCGAAACAGTCTGAAACCGGGCAACGGGGGCAGCGCTGTCGCAAATAACGAACCGGCGGGACAGCCGGGAAAAAACCAAGGAGGAACGAACATGGAGATCAAGACCGTGGACGACCTGCGGAAAGCCTATCCCGCACTGGTTGACCAGATCGAGCAGGCGGCGGGCGAGGCGGCCACCCAGGCCGAGCGGGAGCGCATCCAGGGCATTGAGGACGCGGCCCTGCCCGGCGCGGAGGAACTGACGAACGAGGCCAAGTTTACCAAGCCCATGAGCGTCAGCGATTACGCCGTGGCGCTGGTGAAGAACGCCAAGGCCCAGGGGGCGAGCTACCTGGCCGAGACCCAGGAAAACGCCCAGAGCAGCGGCGTCAACGGGGTGAAGAACGCCCCGCCCGTGGGCCTGACCGACGGCGACGAGTTCCTGAACGCCATTCAGGGGCTCGGCAAGAGCAAGTAAGGGGAGGACGACGACATGAGCATGGATTTAAGCGTGCAGAGCTTCCGACACGAGGAGGCGTACTTTGAGGCCGGTACATACCCAATCGCCCGCGCGGTGAAGGAGGCGGGCGAGGACCTGAAGGCCCACGCGCCCGTGGCCCTGGTGGACGGCAAGCTGGCGGCGGTCACAGCGGACAACAAGGACAGCGTCTACGGCGTTCTGCCCGACAGCATCCGCTCCGGCGAGGAGGGGCCTGTGTACCTGACCGGTGAGTTCTTCGCGGACAGCCTGGTGCTGGAGGAGGGCGTCACCGCCGCCGACATCGAGGCCGAGCTGCGGAAGATCAACATTTTCTTAAAGTAAGGGAGGAAAAACCACTATGCCTAACGAGATCGACATTTATCAGCCTCGGTATCTGGCCGAGGTGGTGCGGCAGGCTCCGCCTGTGCGGACCTTTTTCAGAGACACCTTTTTCCCCCGTGTGGTGACCTTCGCCACCGAGCGGGTGGACATCGACCTGGTGAAGGGCGACCGGCGCATGGCCGCCTTCGTCCACCCCCGCGCCGGGGGCCAGGTGCTGCGGGAGACCGGCTATGAGACGAAAAGCTACAAGCCCCCCTTCATCAACCCCTACGACCTGACCACGGCGGACCGGCTGATGAACCGCCTGCCCGGGGAGACCCTGTACAGCGGGCAGACCCCGGCCCAGCGGGCGGCGCAGAAGCTGATGGACGAGTATACCCGCCTGAACGACGCGGTGACCCGCCGGGAGGAGTGGATGGCCGCGCAGGTCATCCTCAACGGCGAGGTGGACATCGTGGGCAAGGGCGTGAACGAGACCATCGACTTCGGCTTTACCAACAAGGTGGTGCTGTCCGGCGACGAGCGGTGGGGCCAGAGCGGGGCCAAGATCCTGGACAACCTGAACGACTGGGCCGACATGGTGGAGGAAAACGGTTTTGCCAACGTGGACCGGGTGATCCTGGGCAAGAGCGCGATCCGGGCGCTGATGGCCGACCCGGACATTCAGAAGCGGCTGGACAACCGGCGGTACAACATCGGCGAGATCAGCCCCCGGGACCTGCCCAACGGCGTGCGCTACTACGGCCACCTGAACGACCCGGATCTGGACCTGTACACCTACCGAGAGGTCTACCTGGACGACTGGACCGACCCGGAGATGCCGGAGACAAAGCGCCTGATGCCGGACAACAAGATCATCCTGGCCCCCTCCAACCCGGACTTCATTCGGGCCTACGGCGCCAGCTCCTACCTGGACGAGGGCGGCCAGTGGGTGACGGCCCAGACGGACCGGCTGCTGTTCAGCTATGTGAAGCACGGCCCCGACCGCCGCTTCCTGGAGCTCCAGTCCCGGCCTCTGCTGATCCCTGACAAGGTGGACAGCTGGCTGGTGGCGGAAGTCTGCTGAGAGGGGAGGAAATGAGCATGGCGAAGAAGGACGCGGAAAACGCCCATGAGACCGAGCAGACCGGAACCGAGACCGACCGGGCGGGTTTGGAACCTGCCCCTACGGAGGACGGGCAGACCGGACAGGAGCCGTCCCATGCGACCACCGAGCGGACCTTTCCGAATCCCTGCGTCTACTGCGGGCCCAGCGTGAAGGGGGTCACGAGGCAGTTCACCACCTACTGCGGGGGGCTGCCGGAGGAGATGCAAAAGCTCCTGCGCAGGTTCCCCCGGATGGGGGAGCTGATCGTGGCCCCGGCGAAGATCGAGGGCGTGCGCAAGCGCATGGAGACGCCGGGCACGGCGGAGCGGGCGCTGTACCAGCAGCTGAAGCAGGCGCTGGGGGGCGTTCAATAGGGACGGTTCTGTTTGTGCCGCCCTTGCGGGGGACGGGCGGACAAAGCAGAAGCCGTCCCCATTGACCGCTAGGGGACCCCGGAAAAGCCGCAAGGCTTTTCTGGGGAGAGGAGGAGCACCGGAATGAGTGAGTTTTCCCGCTTGCGGGGAAACGAGGGATATGGAGGTTGCGACGACGACATGGGCACTTTGTTTGAGGCGGTGCGGGCGCAGGACGAGGGACAGATCAGCGCGTTTCGCGCCCGGCTGGACCGGGACAACACGGTGACGTTCACGAACCTACAGGAGTTTGGGGAGCTGCGCACGGTCCGATACGACGGGGAGACCTTTATCGCCATCCCTGTGGTGCTGGACGAGGTCATGCAGAGTGAGCGGTACAACACCAGGCGGATGAAAAGCGACTACGGGCAGGGGCTGTACAAGGGAGCGGTGCGTCTGCACTGCCAACGCTGCGACCTGGAGGGCAAGATGCCGGAGCACGGGGCGGCGCTGGAGATCGAGAGCGAGCGGAAAAAAGGCTTTTTCCGCAAGTACACGGTCCTGGAGAGCCGGTGCGACGAAGGGATGCTGACGGTGAGCCTGGAGAGGGTGGACGAATGAGCCACATTATAAGCGTTTCGACAAACTCAATCACGGGGTCCGTCCGGGTGGACGTGGAGGCCGCGTCGGTTCAGACCCTGGAGCGGGCGGAAAAGCTGCTGGAGAATATCCCGGGTGGGGTGGACAAGGCGGTGAAGGCCGCCATGAAAAAGACCGTGTCCGCCGTGCGCCGGGACAGCGCCGACGCCATCCAGGAAAAATACGACATCTCAACGGCCAATATCCGCACGGCGGAGAACATCAAGGAGCGGTACCGGTACGGAAACGGCGTGGAGGCCACGGTGGTGTTCCGGGGAAAGAAGATCCCCCTGTACCGATACAACGGCGCCTATCCGGCCCAGCCCACCAAGGATATTGCCGAGGGGCGCAAGCGGGTGATGGTCAAGGGCCGGTGGACCATGCAATACCAGGGCGTGGCGGCCAAGGGGCACCAGTTCAAGACCACGTCACCGACCCAGTTCCTGGACGCCTTTGTGGCCCGGATGAAAAGCGGCCACGTGGGCATTTTTGAGCGCACGGGCGGAGAGATGAAAGACAAAAAGAGCGATGCGATCCAGGAGATGATGGGCGCCTCTGTGCCAACGATGCTGGGAAATGAGGAACCGATCAAAAAGCTGACCGAGCAGGCGCACAGCACCTTTGAGCGGAACCTGGACGACGCCGTGTGGAAGATCCTGTCGGGTCAATAGGGACGGGGGAACGGATTCCCACGCCAGT